ATCATTGGTGAAAAGATATTGCACATTAGTTGTAAGGTTAGTAACATATTCTATTGTAGTTGCGGTAGCACTATCAAAGCTAACAAACCATTCACTATTGGTACTATCATACTCAATAATGTCATTCGCTACAGCAACTAAACTTCCCCATGCAGTAGTGCTATCACCTGGACTACCAATGTCTTCTACAATAAGATATCTACGACCATTAATTGGCCCTGGCAGTCCTGCGTTTGGTCCTGTGACTAATGGGTTAATCACGCTGTCTACAGGATCCAATGTATTTTGAGGCAGGGTGTCAGGGTCAATGTTAAAGATTAGTAATCTGTCATCTACTGGATCAGGAACAATAGTACCTACAATTTCAGTATTCATGTGTGGATTGTCTAACCATATCTGACTGATACCTGGGCGTAATGTACCATATACATTTAGTAAACTAGTCCAATACAAACTTGTATTTGGATTAGCGGGTAAATCTAAGCTCTCGTTACTAGGGTAGAATGCTTCATTTGCGGGAAGTAGTTGTAGACTATTGCCTATTAATAATAACTTGTATCCATATGGCGTAATCTTCTGACGAGTGCCCAACAACAAATCTTCATCTTGTATGTCAGATAATGCAGTACCTTTAAAAATACTTGCAATAATCTTTTCAATAACACCCATCTTCTTAAGTTTAGCCGCATTACTAATCCAGATAGGCATGTAGAACTTCCAAGTCAGTACATCGATTGGATTACCGGTACCCTGTGGAATAGTTCTACTACTGAATGTTAATCCATCTTGGTAAACCACACTAAGTGACGTCCAATCAATAAAGTTATCAGTGCTTTGAATTTCTAATGATGGGTTGAACAATGTACCTAACTGCTCAACCAATTCTAATTTTTGATTGTAGTTAGTAGTCCAAAAATCAACACTAACTCTCAGAGTGTATGGTACAGGCATCAATCGTTCAATTGTAAATGCTTGTCCTTGCACAGTTTCATAACTTTGTGTTTCTGCATTGTAACTACGTTGACGAACTTGAACTTTATCAATGAACGTAGGATCTTGCGTTCGTTTTTGATCGTATTCTAATCCAGTGATGTAGAATGTTATTAACGGAGCACTTGGTAAATTGCTAGCACTATTGTTAGCAATGATTGTACTAGCTTGGCGACTACTATCACCGTACATAACTGGAACACGAACAAGAATTTGATTACCTGCTGGATCTTTGCCTTTAGTAACTTGCCAGTTACTAAAGATTTTCGCAAATTGAATTAAAAATCTGCGTACTTGATTATCGTAAAAAAATTGTGCCATGTGTTAAACTACCGGTGGTATTGGATCTGGTGCTAATGTTAAGATACTTGACAACGGTTGACTTTGTGTAGTAGTTGTTCCGTCAGTCAACACTGTAACATTACTGTTATTTATGAAGCTGGATTGCTGTGACAAATCTCCTGATGTGAAACCAGTTTGTGTTCTGACGTTAGAAGAAATGCGCACCCATAATTGTCCGTCCCATCGATACAATAATTGTGGTAAATAGTCAGTGCGTAAGAAGTAATCTCCTACTGTAGGATTCTGTGGGAAACTGATGCCTGCACCAGTTGGGAATCCGTTAGGGGCAACACCTTCTCCGTCCAAGTAACCAGTAGTGTAGCCAAAGCTTCTTGGACTACTACGTGCAATGAATTGATATGCAGGATCACAATCTGCTCTAAAGTCCATTTGTGTACTAATAGTGCCCGTAAAGCCTGGTAACTCTGGGTTTTGGTCAGCAGTCGCATATGTATTATCAGCCGTACCATATGGACCTGTAATTGGTCCGGTTGTCTGTACTGATAATACTGTTTCACCTTCAACAGGTCCTGAACCATTACCTATTAGTTGAGGGGCTATTCTAAGTGTTTCTAAATTCACTTGATTAAACACATCTAGTGGTGCTATGTCAGTAGTCAAGTCCCAAATACTCTGAATCGTTTGTTTAGAAATACGAATTACTGGACTAGGATTCTTGTACTTAGGATTACGCATCATAGCAACTGTACCGGTTGCAGTAATAGGTGCACCACCTGAATTAACAATAACATTGATAGGTGGCGCAGGTTGGTCGTACTTACCTGACAATGCGTTGTCACCAGTGAACACTCCGTATGTAGGTACAATGTACAAATTCTTTCTATCGTAACCTGCTTTGGGTACTAATCGTTCTGCTTCATCTAAAATAGCATTATTAATTTGTATGTTCTGGTTGTACGTAGCAAGAATATCTTTAAGATTTTGATTAGGATCAAGTTCCCAATATGTATCATCAGGTGGCGCCATGCCAATTGGAACTTCTACTTTACTAATGTAATTCTTATCACCATAACTAATAACATAGCCGGCTGGATAAGTTCTAGTACCATCCCATAATCCTAGATAATTATCCTGATTAATAGGTTCTTGAATAATTTGGCTAAACTCTTGACTATCAACTAATGGTTCGCATTTAATACGCCACAAGTGAGGGAACCAAGTAGGACTAAAACCTTCACTTGCATAATTAGCATCAGTAATCTGCATAAAACGTTTTAATGCTACTGGGATAGTGTCTCTTAATGGATTGTAATCTACTAAGTGAGGTAATTCAATAACGTCACCGACCATTAACTTACGTCCAACAATATCAATCATATCATTGTAATGAACCGTAATGAAAATAATATCATTATTAAGGAATAAACCAAATTGGCTTAAATCAAAATCTAAATTTTGTACATTGTAATGACCCCGTACTCTGTAAATATTAGGATCATATGTTCTATCTCTATTCTCTAGGAATAATAAATCCTGAATATTAGTAGGATTTAGACTATCATATTCTGGTTGGGTGTAATCAATACTAGCCCCTTGATTAGTAGGTCCTAAATATTTATGGACATACAAATCAGTTGCGCCAACAGTAAGCATCTCTGATACTGTTCTATCAAAGAATCGATAATCGTTCGATTTTGTCGGGTGGTAAAGTGATAATCTAGGCATATGTATTATTTATCGTTTACCACCCGACAAGTAAATAGTCTAAATGGGTCAAAAACAAGGTTGACAACAAATGGACAATCTGCTACAATACATAAATGCGCTACAATTCTAGGAGAACTTAATGGCAACACGTAAAACAGCATCGACAAAAATTATTATGAAGAAAGCTAGTGATTATTCACAGGTTAAGACACTTAACCCCAGAGACCCGGACACTGAATATTTAGGCCCTGAACCTATGTTTGCCGTACAACCCGATGAAGATAGACGCCGAGTCGCACTTATGCGTAGTTTCACATGGTATGGTCGTTTCTATGGTAAGAAAGATGCTAAAGAATTCTTAGCACAATACTTAGACCTACGTGAGCGCCCACAAGAGGCTAAGATTATGCGTAAGATTGATGAGAAAGAATGTATCAATACTTTAGCTTGGTTAGAACGGATGGAATTGCGTGGATTAGAACTATCTGAAACGGAATCAGATACACTACAAAATGAAATTAAACGATTGCTTGAAACTATTAACAAACCACAAATAGTTGAAGCAAGTGCTACTGGAGCACCTGAAGCACCAGTAAGACCTAACATTCAGGAAATACTAAAAGACAAAGCACGTGAAGCCGGTGGTGAACTTGAAGGATTGTTTGACGAATTCATTATTGAAGGTGCAAAAACTCAGCACTCATTTAGACCCATTGATGAAGTAGCTAAAAAGAATGTAATGCCACAACATATCAGTATGCTTACTGAAGTATGGAAAAAGAAACTTAATGAAATTGAAGAAGTAATTAAGGGTAAGGATGCACAACTTGTGCAGGGCTATCAACATTTAACAAAAACACAATTGAAAAATATTGTAAAGTTTATTGAATTGGTTATCAATGACTTAAACAGTTACATCAGTGTTAAGAAAGCCGCAAAAGCTCCTAGGGCACGTAAAGCGGTACCAGTTGAGAAAATTGTTGCTAAACTCAAGTATCAAAAAGTATTTAAAGATACTGCAAGTAAACTTGATTTAGTCAGTATCAGTCCTATCAAACTTCACGGTGCAAGTGAAGCATGGGTTTATGATACCGCAAAACGTAAGTTACATCATTATATTGCCGATGATTACAGTAAAACATTTACAGTTAAGGGTAGTACATTGCTAGGTTTTGACACTGCACAAAGCGAAGTTAAGACATTACGTAAGCCCGCAGAACAACTTAAAGAAGTAATGGGAAGTAAGCCTGCGGCACGTAAGTATTTTAAAGATATTAAAGCAGTTAGTACAACACCTAATGGACGCTTTAATGATGCCATGATTATTCTAAAAGCGTTCTAATGAATAGACTGGTATCATTCGGTTGTAGTTTTACGTTCGGACACGGCTTACCTGACTGCTACATTGCAGAACATAATTTGCCGGGGTTCGAACATAGTAAAATGGCTTGGCCGTCTGTACTATCAGAACGACTTAATTTAGATTTAATAAACATTAGTAGTCCCGGTGCGTCTAATGAACGAATATTAACTAACATTTTAAATGCAGAATTTGAGTCAACAGATACAGTTGTGATACTGTGGTCGTTCATTCACCGCGGGTTGATTTTCAATGATGACGGGTCGGATACTGAAATAAGACCAATGACCCCGTCAGCAGAACGAGAACCTTTTTTCAAGTTACATACAGATTACGATATGCTTGTTAAAACGTTATTGTATATTCATCATGCAACACAATATTTAGAAAACAATAAGATTAAAGTTCATAACTGTTACATGGATTTTAAAATGAAACATTGGTTACCAAAAGCAAAAACTCATAAGAAATTAGTAAGTTATGCAAATACAATGCAATTTATTAGTTTCACTGAGTTACTGACTGACAGAGCATTAGACGATTCTCATCCGGGAATCAATTCACACAGAAACATAGCAAATGCTATTTACAATTCACTAAAGGAAAAACATGAGTAATATTGATTTAAACAAATACAAGGATTTCGTAGAAGCAGTAACAAGCAAAGCAAGTAATGACCTGACTACATTCATGGATCGTTGTGATGAACTTGATGGTAATTACATTGGTGATGGGGTTCATGGTCCTGATATCAATGTACCATTGTTATTAACCGCTTGTCTTGGATTAGCGGCTGAAGGTGGTGAGTTTATTGAAGTGCCCAAGAAGATGTTTTTTCAGGGTAAACCACTGACAGAAGCAGAAGTGTTCCACTTGAAGCGAGAGTTAGGTGATGTTATGTGGTACTGGATTAATGCTTGCAGGGCATTGAATCTTGACCCTAATGACGTTATTGATGAGAATGTGCGTAAGCTAGAAAGCCGATATCCAGGTGGCAGTTTTGATGCACATTATTCAGAGAATCGAAAAGAAGGCGATATCTGAGTACCGAATGTTTCCTGATAAATACAGTATCAGGAAACTACTATGACCGCAAGCATTCTTAACACACCATCAGGATTAACCTTAGACGAGCTAAAACAGGCGTTATTTACTAACGTCAGATATCGTTTAGGAGATGGAATCATTGATTTAGAATTAGATCCTCAACACTATGAGGCTGCATACAATTATGCTATTAAAATCTATCGTCAACGTGCTCAAAACTCCACAGCAGAATCCTACACACTTTTCACAGTAGAAAAGAACGTTGATACTTACACCCTCCCTAGTGAATTTATTAACGTTCGTAGTATTTTTAGACGTACGGTTGGGTTAGAAACAGGTCCATCAAGTTCTAGTTTTGATCCATTCAGTTCAGCCATTCTAAACACATATTTGTTAAACTACAACTATGCAGGTGGTATGGCAACATATGACTTCTATGCAGGTTATGTTGAGCTGGCGGCACGAATGTTTGGTGGATATGTCATTTACACGTTTGATCCAGTAACTAAAGTACTGCGTATTGTACGTGACCCTAAAGGTACCGGTGAGCGTATTCTTATTTGGGCAGACGTACAACGAACACAAGAAGTATTGCTACAAGATCCGGGTGCTGGTGTTTGGATAGGTGATTGGGTATTTGCTACATTAAAAGGTATCATTGGTGAAGCACGTGAGAAATATTCTACTATTGCGGGTCCAGGTGGCGGCACAAGTTTGAATGGTGCGGCAATGAAGGCTGAATCCAAACAACTACAACAAGAACTCATTGAAGAACTAAAACGTTATGTAGATTACAGTCAACCGTTGACTTGGGTACAAGGTTAAATGAGAGCCCAAGAGTTTATTGTTGAGTATAGAAATAGACTACTACAATATGTAAAAAGTTTATTGCCTATTTGGCCTGAATATGTTCTCAAAGATTGGTTAGTTCCTAACAAAGGTGATTTTAGCAATCTGCCTGTAGACGCAATTAAAAACGGCATAATGGAAAAAGTGCAAGGTGCAGGACTTACTCCCAGTTCCAAATGGCAACTTGTACCTAATATGAAGTTTACAGTGGATATGTTTGACCCAAAGACTAAACAACTATTAATAGGCCGTGCCGGTGGAAGTAGTGATTTAGGTATGGGTATTCCAAAAGACAAAGAAAGACACGCCACTCAAGCGGCATTAGCACAACAACAAGGTGGTGTTAGCAAAGAACCAGTTCTACTAATAAAATCAGCCAATGGATATGAATTACTAGAAGGATGGCATAGAACTATTCAACATTTTGTTAAGTATCCTGATGGTTATACTGGCCCTGCTTATGTTGCTGTTTCGGCAAAATAAACTCTTTACTTTCTAATTCTCCTGTAGTACAATATGTATTACAGGAGTTACCATATGATTATTGGAGTTACAGGATTGATTGGGTCAGGTAAAGATACAATTGCTGACTATCTTTGCACGTTTCATGGATTCAAGCGTGTTAGTTTTGCGGCATCATTGAAAGACGCAGTAGCAGCCGTCTTTGGTTGGAATAGAGAATACTTAGAAGGTTCTACTAAAACAAGTAGAGCTTGGCGAGAACAGAAAGATGAATGGTGGAGTGAACGACTAGGTATGAATATTACACCACGTTGGGTATTACAATACTGGGGTACTGAAGTATGCCGTAATAATTTTCATAGTGATATCTGGGTAGCAAGTGTGGAGAACAAACTACGTCAAACTGATGAAAACATTGTGATTACCGATTGTCGCTTTGTTAATGAAGTTAACTCTATTAAAAGTGTAGGTGGTATTACGATGCGTGTTAACAGGGGTGAACGTCCTGTTTGGTACAGCGCAGCCGTCGATTACAACAATGAACCTGAGGGCAGTGAACAAAGATTAAAAGCTATGGTAGAGTTAGGTAACTATGCAGTCCATGCTAGTGAATATTCTAGTGTAGGATTATTGTATGATTACTACATTGATAATAATGGAACTATTGATGACTTACATAAACAAGTTAACTCAGTGGTCAACAGTTAAATCACCGCGTTTCCAAGTAACTTCTTTCTTTTTAACTACCTCAACACAGTTTAAACAAATACTACGTAGATTGGATAATTCAGCATTATCCAAGTCACCGTCGACATGAAAAACTGTAATCTGAGTAGTGAACAAACTATGAAAGCCACATAAGTCACATGTGGCTTTTTTCTTATAGCCCTTACTGTTCCACTTAGGTCTTCTAGGTTTTAATTTATTCTTTTTGCGACCACACTCATCACACATACTACGATAGTGTGTGACTCCTTCACGGATGTAATTGACAGCAGAATGATTCTTCCCGCAAGTTTTACAAATAGGTCTTTTCATATTGTATTTATTAACCTTCGAAGGCACGGATATTGGCTCTTTTTACAAGTATTCGATAAATAATACTATGCAATCAGGTGGTAAACCTCAAAATTTTACATAAAGGAAACATAAAATGGCATTAACATCTCCAGGCGTAGAAGTAACAATCATTGACCAAAGTCAATATCTACCAGCGCCAACGAATTCCGTCCCTCTAGTGGTTCTTGCTACGGCACAGAATAAAGCTGACGCATCTGGTACAGGTGTAGCGGCAGCAACAACAGCGGCAAACGCAAACAAATTATTCCAAGTTACAAGTCAACGAGACTTAGTAAACTTGTATGGTACTCCATTCTTCTACACAACGACTAATGGTACACCAATTCAAGGTTATGAACTTAACGAATACGGTCTATTGGCCGCTTACTCAACATTAGGTGTAACAAATCGTTGTTACGTTTTACGTGCTGATATTGACTTAGCAAGCTTAGTAGGTCAAACAGGTCGTCCAACAGGTAATCCAGCTAATGGCACATGGTGGTTAGATACTACCACAAGTACATGGGGTATCTATGAATTTAATCAAACAACAGGTAAATTTGTATTACAAACTCCTATTGTCATTACTGATAGTACAGATTTAAGCGCAGGCTTCCCGTTAAATAGCATCGGTAACATAGGTGATTATGCAGTCAATGCTATTGAAGTTACCGGCGGTGCATATGCATCAGATAGTAAAACTTATTTTTACAAAGGTTCAGACAACACATGGGCCGCATTAGGCACATCAAGTTGGAGACTAGATATCCCTACAATTCAAGGTACTACTTCAAACCCAACGTTGACTGCTGGTAATACATTTAGTATTACAATGTCAACATTGTACTCTACTACTATTACTGTTCCGGTAGCCCCTAACAATACAGTTGAAGGTGTCGCTAGTGCGATTAATGCTCTAGGATGGACTGGTCTAGCCGCAGAAGTACGTAGTGGTAAATTATGTATTTTCTCTAATCAAATTCTTGCTAGCGGCGGTGTTGTAGATGGTCGTGTTAATGTATCAACTGTTTCAGGTACAGCGTTACCTAATATGGGTATTACTTCAGGAACATACTATCAACCTATTACAACATATGGCACAAGCGCACAGATGCCACTATGGTCAAGTACACAAACTATACCTCGTCCAACAGGTTCTGTATGGATTAAGGTTGGTTCTGCTGGTAATGGATTAAGCCCGGTAATGGCAGAATTCAATAGTCTTACCTCATCATGGTCAAATAAAACTGTAACACTTTATATAGATGATGCAGCCGCAAATGAGGGTCTGGACTCAACTGGAGGAAAAGCGATCCCTGCAGGAACAGTTTATTCTCAATATGCTTACGGTGGCACCTCAGGTTCATCTCCGATTTATTTCTGGGAAAGATTAGCTACCGGACCAACAGTAGTTACGGGTGATAACACAGCACCTAGCTTTACGGCTGGTCCATACTACATGAATGTGTATATTACTACACCGGGAAGCTCATCAGTAAGTTCAGCTTACAATTTTACATTGGCTGACTCAACTGACGCTACGGATTTTGTAACAGCATGGGCGGCAGCAGGTATTCCTTACACAACAGCAAGCGTAACAACTGATGGTGCAATACAATTGACTCACACTGAAGGTGGTGCTATTTATATGGATGACACAGTAAATTCATCATATGTATCAGTCTATGCCTCTAGCGGTTTAATTGATGAAGCCGGTTTTGTTGAAGGCACAACTACTGGTGTTAAGTATGGATATTCTATTAGCGCAACGTTCTCTACAGCCGCACAAAGCACTACTACTGGTTCAGGATCAGGAGCAACGTTTAGTGTTCAAGCTACAGCCGCAACATATCGTTTGGTAGGCGACGGCGTAACTTCAGGCGGCAGTGGATATGCAGTTGGTGATAATGTTACTATTTTAGGTAGCTCATTAGGTGGTGCCGCAAGTACTAATGACTTAGTAGTTGAAGTTACTGCAGTCACATCTGGTGCGGCAACTGCAGTAACATACATTTCAGGTGCCCCTACTGAGGCTTACGATACTGCATTAAGCAATTGGGTAGAATTCACATACATTTCAAATGAAGGTGAACCTGCAGTTGCACCAGCCAATGACACTAACTGGTTCTACAGTGTAGTTGACCAAGTTGATATTATGGTTAATTACAACAGCGCATGGTATGGTTATGGTCTACGTGATTATGATAATGAAGGTTTCCCGCTACCAACTGGCACAAACGAAACTGATCCAGCTGGTCCGTTAATTGCGGCAACTGCTCCTACAACACAAAGTGACGACACTGCATTAGTGTATGGTGACATTTGGATTGACACTAGTGATTTAGAAAATTATCCAGTAATCAATCGTTGGCAAGCAGTTGACGGAACAGATCAGTGGGTCTTAATTGACAACACCGATCAGACAAGTTCTACTGGTGTAGTATTTGCTGACGCACGTTGGGCAACTAACGGTACAACAAGTGTTACGGATGATCCTATCCCAACAATTGCAAGTTTACTAGATAGTAGCTACTTAGATTTAGATGCTCCGGATCCAACATTGTACCCATCTGGTATGTTGTTATTCAACACACGCCGCTCAGGTTACAACGTAAAACAATTCAGAACAGATTACTTCAATAATACAAGTTTCCCTGGTGAAACATTACCAACAGAAACAGATGCATGGGTAACAGTAAGTGGTAACATGACAAATGGTGCTCCTTACATGGGTCGTAAGGCACAACGTGCTATGGTTGTTCAATCATTGAATGCGGCAATTGCTACTAACACAGCAATACGTGATGAAGATAACTTCTTCAACTTGATTGCTACACCTAATTATCCAGAATTGCAACCAGGTATGATTGCATTGAATAGTGATCGTGGTGAAACAGCTTACATCTTAGGTGATACACCAATGCGTTTAGCTGATAGTTCTACTGATATTCAAGCTTGGGCTAATAACGAAGCAGGTGCTTCTAGCACAGGTGAAGAAGGTTTAGTATCACGCAGTACTTACATGGGTCTATTCTATCCAAGCGGATTGGCAACAGACTTAGCAGGTAATCAAGTTGCAGTACCAGCGTCATACATGATGTTACGTACATTCTTGCGCAATGATACTATTGCTTATCCTTGGTTGGCGGCGGCAGGTACACGTAGAGGTACAATTGACAATGCATTGAGCATTGGTTATGTTGATAGCACAACAGGTGAGTTTATTTCTATTAAGACTCGTTTGGGAATTCGTGATGTATTGTACATCAATCAGATTAACCCATTAGTATTCTTCACTGGTGTTGGATTATTGAACTATGGTAATAAGACCAGCTTCAATAGTTCAAGTGCATTAGATAGAACTAACGTTGCACGACTAATTGCTTACATTCGTAGACAATTAACATTGGCAGCACGTCCATTCGTGTTCGAACCGAACGATCAGTTGACACGTGGTCAAATCGCAGGTGTTGTAGAAACATTGATGGTTGACTTAGTTGCTAAACGCGGTCTGTATGATTACTTGGTAGTGTGTGATGAATCAAATAACACACCAGCTCGTATCGATAGAAATGAACTTTGGATTGACGTTGCAGTTGAACCTGTTAAGGCAGCTGAATTCATCTACATCCCGGTTCGTATTTTGAACACAGGTGAACTAGGTGGTCAATAAGAAATAAGATAGCCCGAAAGGGCTATCTATTTGCAAAGATAAATATTAATAACAGGAGAAAAAAATGGCAATAGCCTCACAATCATTATTCAACATGACCGTAGCAGGAGATAATTCCGGCGGAAATCAGGGCTTGCTAATGCCCAAACTACAATACAGATTTAGAGTTAACTTTTTAAACTTTGGTGTTGATACTGCAACCCAGCAATTGACAAAGCAAGTTATTGACATAACACGCCCATCAGTTAGCTTTGGAGAAATCACAATACCAGTTTACAACTCTACAATGTATCTTGCAGGCAGACACGAATGGCAACCTCTAACAGTTAACATTAGAGATGATGCTTCGGGTAGTGTTGCAAAATTAGTAGGGCAACAATTACAGAAACAGATGGACTTTGTTGAACAAGCATCTGCGGCTACTGGTCAAGATTACAAATTCCAAACAGACATTCAAATCTTAGATGGTGGTAATGGTACTAGTGCTCCTATCGTCTTAGAAACTTGGGAATGTTATGGTTGTTTCTTGCAAAGTGCTAACTACAATAACTTAAACTATGGTTCTAATGAAGTTGTTACTATTCAATTGTCAATTCGCTTTGACAATGCAGTAAATAATCCATTAGCATCTGGTGTAGGTTCGGCTGTTGGTCGTGTTGCACGTTCATTGGCTGGTTCTACAGGTGTTGCAACCGGTATCGGTTCTAATGGTAGTAACAACTAATAATATTTTTTAAATATTAAATGGCTGGATTTTTTCAGAACTTATTAACAGACGCTGCCGGAGGATTCTTCGGCAACGATTACGTGCGTGACTACACTCACGCAAGTAAAACTTTTAGACCTAGTTCGTATGCATATGCACCAAAACTAAAATTCTTATTTCATGTGTATTTTGATATTAACCCAGCCGCTTATGGCCTAGGATTATCACAGGGTGCAAATTTTGGTTTAGCAGTTAAAACAGTAAAACTACCTTCATTTAATTTTGAAACCCATCAAATGAATCAATACAATCGTAAACGTATTGTTCAAACCAAACTAAAATATGATCCTATCAGTATAACTCTCCACGATGACAATAACAATTTAGTTCGTAACATGTGGTATAATTATTACACTTACTATTACAAAGATTCTAGTAAGCCTGTTGTTTCTATTTCAGGAAGACAGACAAATCAAAACTCTACTAATAATCCTAGTATTTCACCTAACAATAGTAGTTACAACAATAGAAATATTTATTCACAATCTATACCGGGCGATACTGATTGGGGCTATGTAGGAGAAACATCTAATACAGTTAATGGATATACCGAAGCGGCTACTGGTCAAACTAAGATTCCTTTCTTTAAGAATATTACTGTTTTTGGTTTTCACCAACACAATTATGTAGCATACACACTAATAAATCCCATCATTACTCAATTTGCACATGATACTTACAGTTATGCTGAAGGTAACGGTACTATGGAAAACACCATGACTATTGATTATGAAACAGTCAAATATTTTCAAGGTGCATTAGATGGCAACAATCCAGATAAGATTGTAGCTGGATTTGGTACTGTTGATAATTATGATAGAATTAAAAGCCCTATTGCAAGTCCAGGTAGCAATGCAACTATTTTAGGTCAAGGTGGCTTACGAGATGCTGCCGGTGGCATCATTCAAGATTTAGATCCAGCAAGTTTTAATCCATTAGGTGCTATTCAAAAAGCAGGTGCAACATACAATACCATTAAGAATATGAATTTGAAACAGGCTATCAAAACTGAGGTTACTACTGGTATTACTAATGCTCTTATGAACCCATTGAACAATACAGGTAGAAATGTATTGTTCAATACACTAATTTACGGCTCAACCCCTAATCAAACACAGGGACAGAATGGTAGAGTAGTGGTTCCCCCTCCAATAAATAGATAAACATTGGAGTACATATGGCACGAATAATCGATGACCGCACTGCATCAGACTTAACTGTAAAAATATTTGATGACTTTTACGCTTTTAACATGAGTGTTAATGGTAATGAGTTTGATATTGTTAACGGATATTTCAAATCCGTGTGCGATACTAGAATCATTGCAGGAAATTTTACATCATTTTTGTTTAGAATAGCACAAGAAACCGGAATTCCTGTATTAGATTTATTGGCTCAAATTCAAGGCGCTAATAATAAGTTAGAAATGAATCAAATAATTGCATATTATTTGAATAGTTTTAAATCTAAAACAAGTTTGTATGGTGTAGGTACAATACCGCAATCTAATCAACCAGTCGCACGTAATATTGTGCAATAATCATGGCAAAGTTTGCACAAGGTACGTTCGTTCCCAAGAACACACAAAAGTATGTAGGTAAGCATACTCCAAGATATCGTAGTGGTTGGGAACTTACATTTATGAATTTCTGCGACAATAACAAAAATGTACTGTATTGGGCAAGTGAAGCTATTAGTGTTCCTTATCGTCATCCATTTACTGGACAACCAAAAACATATATCCCAGACTTCTTTGTAGTTTATCAAAACAAGTATGGTAAAAATATTGCTGAGATAGTTGAGATTAAGCCTAAGAAACAAAGTCTTATAGAGAGTAAGGTTGCCAATGCCAAAGACAGAATGGTAGTAGCAATCAATCATGCTAAATGGCAAGCGGCCATGGCCTATTGTAAACATCATGGATACACCTTTAGAGTCATAACTGAGGATGATCTTTTCCACAATGGGCGAAGCAAGTAACTAAATACTTGTATGACGAAAAAATTAAACGAATTGTTTGAACTTCCGCAAGATGAGATTGACAGCTTGCATATTCCTATACCAGAAAATGCACGTGAAATAACCACTGATGCACTAAGTGCGTTAGAGAAAATTGATAATGCATTGCCCCAAGTTAAGGGTCTTGATGCCAGTGACAGTGAGCTAGATGAACTAGCACAAATGGCAGTGGATAGCTTTAAAGACTTGAGCGAACTAGGAATGCAAGTTGATAGCAGATTCAGTAGTGAAATCTTTAGTGTAGCAAGCAATATGTTAGGTCATGCTATTACTGCTAAAACAGCTAAACTAAATAAGAAGCTAAAAATGATTGATTTGCAATTGAAAAAAGCTAGCTTAGACCAAAAACTTGCTGGAAAAGCTGAAGAAATAGAGAATACTCCTGTCGGTGAGGGTAAAAGTTTGGACCGTAATGAGTTGCTTAAGATGTTGGCAACTAAATCAGACAGTCAATGATAAATACATAATACAGGAATAAAGAAATGAAAAGCCTAAAAACATACATAACCGAAAGTCTTAAAAGTTACAAATACACGATAAAGATTGCAGGTGACGTTGACAAAAACTTCTTAGATATGTTTAAGTACAATCTAAACAAGTTTGATCCTATTAGAATTAGTGATCCAACAAGCACACCTATACAAAAAGATCCATATGGATTTCCTAATTTAGCAAATCAATCTGTAACTATTATTAAAGCTGATTTTAGATATCCAGCTACTGAACCAATGATTCAACAAATTGCTCAACTTCTAGGGTACAATATTAATATGGTACGTGTCATCACTACTGATTTTGATGATAGTATCAATAGTGAAGCTGAAGGCTATGCTAATGAAATGAAAGATAGTCCAATACTTACACATGAAGAAATGAGTGAGCAACCTGGTGCTAAAGAAGCAAATAAAGCATACGGCGATAGTTATTTAACCAGTATCAAAGACCAAATGAAGGGTTCAACTATTGATATTCCTTATGCAGGTCAAAAAACAAAAAATGCATTTGATCCATTCAAGCCTTATTTGGATGACAAACAATTGGGCGATAAGAGCCCTATGACTACAATTAAACGCCCACCCAAGCCAGCAACTGGCGCTAGCGTATCAAAATAAAAGGAACATAAAATGGATTTCAAAAGTTTATTATCACAACTAGACCAGTTGAACGAAGCTACAACAAAAACTAAAACTGGATTAAAGCATACTGCTGAACCAGGTGGTTACGGTCGTAAAGACGATGAAGATGAAGAGGGCAATAAAGTTAAAGCCGCTTCTACAGAAAAAAGAGGCAAAGGCCGCCCTAAGAAAGCTACACAATCTAGTGGTGAAGATAAGAAGTATGACTTCAGTGCATTTGGCGTAACTAAAGGTAAAGATGTTAAGTTACCTAAGCATGACAAAAAGAAAACAACTAAGCATAGTTTAAAAGAATACTTTGATGCCATCGATCAGGAAATGTTAGCTGAAGCTGAACAGATTCAAATCAAACCAGCAAATCAAATGCCTAAACAACCTGGTCAAATGTCAATGGGTCAAAAGCCAGCAATGCCTGGTCAGCAACAAGTAGCTGGTCAACCACAAAAGAATACACAGGTTATTGCTCAGGGAAATAAAGTATTAGGTTCAGTTGATAACCCACAACTAGCACAACAGATTAAACAATCTATTGGCAAAGGTGAAATGACATTGATGCCTAACGAACTACATGAGTTGAGTCCTAATACTATTCAGTCAGCAGCCGCAAAGCGTGATGCACAACAGCCTGGACAAATGTCATCGGCGACACAACGTAAAGACATAATGACACATATGGCTAATCGTATTAATATGAACAAAAAGGTAAAAGAAGCTGATATGCCGCCAAACGATAGTTTGATGAGCCCAATTGGCGAAGGCAAGCGCACTAAAGCTGATGATAAAGCTGAAAAAGCAGGTAAGAAAGTTACTAAAGATTTAGAATACGATATGAAACATAAAGGTAAAGATGATAACAAAGCTGAAAAGGCTGGCAAGAAAGTTACCAAAGACATTGAGTATGATGAGAAAAAGAAAAAGACAGTAAAAGAAGCGGCTAAGCCAGACTTCTTAGACTTGGATAAAGACGGCAACAAGAAAGAACCAATGAAAAAAGCCGCAACTGACAAAAAGAAAGTAAAAGAAGGTATGGATCATAGAATTAAAGCCGCACGTCATGCAGGTAAAGCACATGCATTAGGCAAACAAGGTTACAATTGTACCTATGATGATATGGGTGAGTCACGCTCATATCACGAAGGTTACAAAGAAGGTCTAGATGAATGCTATGGTCAAATGCCAATTCAAGGTTATGTTGGTGAAGCTAATCCAGTAGTTAACACTATGGCTAGCTATGGTGCTCACACACCTCAGATTGCTGATGAAGGTAATGCTTTCACAGCCGCATTGAAGAAAACACCACAAGGCGGCAAGTTTACTTTAGGTGGTAAATCATTCACAGACCATAGTGCTATTGAAGAAAGCCCATTCGCTTTTGAATCATTAGACAAGCAATTAAATGCATTGTTAGAAGGTGAAAAAGTTGACGAAGGTATGACTGTTTCTATTAGTAAAGGTCAACAAGGTCAACCGGATTCAGTAAGTGTTTCAGCCCAAGATGCAGAAGCAGACCAATTGTTAGGTATTATCAAATCAGCAGGTTTGGGCTTGTTTGGTGGTGATGAAGTTGGACAGACCCCTCAATCAGGTCAACCAATGACAGTCGATGTTGATGGCGGTGAAGGTCCTGAAGCTGAAATAGAAGTAGTTGATGACCATGATGATATGTTATCATTGATTCGTAAGATGACTGGTCAAGGCCCTGCTCAATCAAACGGTGATTATGAAGAAGAAGGCGGCGAAGAAATGCACGGTCATGAGCATGGTGCAGAAGAAACATGTGAAAGTTGCGGTGGAATGATGGAAGAAGGTCATTCATGCGGAGAAGCAGTTGAAGAAGATGAAACAATGGATCAACGTGAGTATGAAGTTGCAGAAGAAATTAATCCTAACAACAATGATGAAGCTGAAGAAGAACAATCAGATGCCACACGTGATGCAGCCTTAGCAACAGCAGCCGGTAAAAACTTTGCCGACACTGATGCTCCTCTAGAAGAAGGCGGCGACGGTGGTGAAGCTGGAACAGACGCTATTCAAGCCGATGACGCAGCCGACACAGTTGATGCTGAAGAAGAAGACTTGGATGAATCACTAGCTAACGGTGCAGATGATCAATTTGAAACTGATATTGATTTTATGACTAGAGTTATTTCTGGTGGTTTGAACAAACAAAAATCTACTGGTCAAACAACAATTCCAGTTGTATCTACTCAGGTAAATCGTTTAGGTAGTCCAATGAAAGAATCTACTGATTTATTAACAGATTGGCGCAAATTAAGTGGTATTAAGTAATTAATACTTCTTAAAAGTACCCGGCAATAGTCGGGTATTTTTTTGGGTACTCGTTTATTAAAAAACGATAAATACAAGATAAGGTGATATAGATATGGCTCAACAAAACATAGACTTTGGTACATTTCCTGATGATCCTGATGCAGATGCAATACGAACAGCGTTTCAAAAAGTACAAAATAACTTTAGCGAATTATATTCAGCTACGTCAGATGCAACAGTAACCTCAGTAAACAGATCAGCAGGCGCTGGTATTCAAGTTAACAGTCCTACAGGTAACGTAATTGTAACTGCAAACATTGCATGTGTGCAAGTTTCAACTAGTACATTAAGTATTGGACGTGATGGTAACGGTGGTACTTCAGCATCAATAACACAGTCTAGTCAAACATTAGTAATTGACTTACCTGCAACAATATCAACGTCAAATATTGTACTAACAGGTAATGCTAATATCGGTGGATATGCTAACGTTGTAGGTAATGCTAACGTTGGTAATTTAGGTACTGCAGGATTAATTACAGCAACGGGCAATGTCACAGGAGGCAACTTAACAACTAGTGGTGTTGTAAGTGCAACAGGTAATGTCTCTGGTGGCAACCTAAATGCTAGTGGTATTGTGTCTGCTACCGGTAATATTATTGGTGGCAATGTTTATGCTAATTCAGGTATAATTGGCGCACAATATTTAAAAGGTGATGGTTCAAACATTACCGGCATTGTTATTACTAACGGAAATAGTAATATTGTAGTTACTGCAAACGGAAATATTAATATGAGTGTTGCTGGAAATAGCAACATATTCCGTGTGACTGGGACTGGTGCAAATATTACAGGTTATGCTAATGTAACTGGTAATATTAGTGCAGGCAATGTAAGTGCAACAACATTTACAGGTGCACTAAGTGGCGCGGCAACTAGTGCTACTACTGCAGGTACAGTCACAACGGCAGCACAGCCAAATATTACATCAGTTGGTACATTAACAAGTTTAGCTGTTACTGGTAATATTAGTGCCGCAAATGTAACGGCAACTCATTATGGCGCCGCTACTGGCTTGACAAGTATTCCAGGTGCTAACGTAACCGGAACAGTTCCAAATGCAACAAACGCAACCACTGCAACTAGTGCTACTACAGCAGGTACAGTAACAACTGCGGCGCAACCTAATATTACAAGTGTTGGTACACTAACAAGTTTAGCTGTAACAGGTAATATTAGTGCAGGTAATGTAAGTGCAACAACATTCACTGGCGCATTAAGTGGTGCGGCAACAACAGCAGGTACAGTCACAACGGCAGCACAGCCAAATATTACAAGTACAGGTACATTGTCAAGTTTATCAGTTACTGGTAACGTTAGTGCAGGTAATGTCAGTGGTACGTTATTGGGCGGTACTCTAACAACTGCATCACAACCAAATATTACAAGTACCGGTACATTGACAAGTTTAGGAGTGAGTGGTACTATTACAGCGGCAAACATTACCGCTAATACAGGTATCTTTACCGGTAATGGTAGTGGACTGAGTGCAATAGCAGGTGCCAATGTAACCGGGGCTGTA